GCTAACCTCGGAGGTAATTTCATCCGATTTAATCTTAATCGCCGCATCGGTTTGATCCTTGGTGTAATAACCGCCCAGCGTTTGAGCAAGTTCCGTCTTGGTCGCTCGTGCTTCTATTTCCTCGGAATTTTGCCTTATAGAGGTTTCAGCCGTGGTCACTCTTACGGCAAGAGAGTTGACATCCTCTTGGGCTTTATCTGCGGCGGCCCGTGCCTCGTCTGCGGCCGCCTGTGCCGTGTCAGCGGCATTTTTGGCGTTATCTGCGGCAGTTTGAGCCGTAGCCGCATTTGCCTTGGCCGTGTCGGCCGTTTCCTGTGCATTTTCGGCATCGGTCTTGGCTTGATCGGCGGCCGCTTGTGCCGTTTCTACTGCTTTTTGTGCCGCTTCAACCTCGGCCTCGGTCGCATCTACTCTTGATGTAACATTGACAAGGTTTTGTTTTGCCGTTTCAAGATCGGTCGCCGCTTGTGCCGCTTTTGCATCCGCTTCATCGGCCATTTGCTGTGCCGTTGCCGCCGCTGTTGCGGCTTCATTGGCTTTGGCTTGTGCGTTGTCGGCATTGGTTTTAGCCGTGTTGGCTGTTTGCTGTGCGGTTGCGGCCTGTTGTGCCGCTTCTTCCGCTTTGGCTTGTGCCTCCGCCGCATCGCCTTTGGCCTCATTGGCCGCCGCCTGTGCGATTGCCGCCTTGCTTATGGCCTCATTAGCGGAATTTTGAGCCGTTGCGGCATTTTCCACCGCTGTATCTGCGACAGATTGTGCATCAGCGGCCTTTTGTGCGGCTGTGTCGGCATCTTCTTGGGCTTTATCTGCCGCCGCCTGTGCCGCATTTACGGCATTTTGAGCGGCCACAATATCCGCCTCGGTTGCATCTACTCTTGACGTTACCGTGGCGAGATTGTTCTTTGCCTCGGTTAAATCCGCCTCGGCTTGATCCGCTTTATTTTGTGCCTGCTGTGCCGCCGTTTTGGCGTTGTCGGCCTCGGTCTGTGCGCTCGTGGCCGCCGCTTTGGCTTCATCCGCCGCCGATTGCGCCGCTTCGGCATCTGCCGTGGCTTGATCGGCTTTTGCGGTCGCCTGTTCTGCGGTCAAATTTGCCGCCTCTGACAGTTCTTTTGCATTATTGGCAGTTTCATCGATCGTCTGCACCCGTGAGGCCGTGGATTGAATTTCTGCCGCATTTTGCTCAATTCTTGTCGATAGTGAGGCTTCGGTTTCCGTCAAGTCACTTTTTCGGGCATATTCGGCGGTCATGGTATTAGATACCGTGTCGAGCCGATCACCGAGAGATAATATATCTTTCTCGGCATTTTCCGCATCCTGTTTGGCGGCTTGTGCCGTTACGCTGGCCGCTTCTGCCGTGGTTTTGGCTTCTCCGGCCGTGGCCTCGGCGGTTTCCGCTTTGGTAATTGCCGTGTCGGCCTTTTCGGTGGCCGTTTCCATGCCCTCAATAGCGGTCTGCGCATCTTCCTTGGCTTTTTGTGCCGCTTCATTGGCCGCATTGGATAAAGTAACGGCATTTTCGACATCTTCCTGCGCTTTTTCTGCCGCCAACTTGACCCCCGTTAGGGTTTCGTCCAGTTCTTCAACATCCTTTTCCACAGTATCAACAGCATTTTGAGCGTTGTTTGCCGCCTGCTGTGCCTGTTGTGCGGATTGTGTAGCGGTTTCGGCTGCCTGCTGTGCCTCGTTTGCCTTGGTCTGTGCATTGGCGGCATCCGTAACGGCGGCATCGGCTTTGGCCTGCGCCTCGTCTGCGGCCGTTTTTGCCGTGTTAGCGATCTTTAATGCCCTTGCGGCGGATTGTGCTTGCGCCGAGAATTTAGCGGCTAAATCAAGCACCTTTTGGCTTATACCGCCGCTTTTAATTCGATGCTCACCGAGTACCGCCTTGAATGTTTGGTTAGCCTCGGATTCTTCCAGCGTTAAAATGCGGGTAGATAGATAGAGTTTCCCTTGCTCGTCAACGATATTGATTCGGTCGCCGACATCGACATTATCCGGTAATACCGTTATATCAACCTCGTAATTAACCTCCATTTCACGCAAGGTCGTGAGTTCTTTTTTTGCGTGGGAGAATAATTCAGCGGGCGAGGTGGTGTCATGAGAAAACTGCTTGACAATATGGCCGCCCGTGCTGTTGGCCGTGTCGGTTTTCCATAGAATCCGGCTCCACTTTTCAAGCGCTTTGCGGGATTTCAATATGGTGCCGTCCACATAAAAATCCCCGTCGTCGTATGTGTAATATTTTAGCGTGATCGGATCGTCTGCGCCGTCCGGCGTACCGCCGGTGCATTGTAGAGCCGTCGCCAAATTACCGATAGATTTTGAGGTTATAATACTGTCAATATCACTATTCAATCGCAATGTTACGCCTGCATCCTGGCCACGCTTTTTGTGAATATTGACATACTTTTTGTTTACGACAAGCCCCTTGATATCGAAACTAAAGGATATTTCGCACTCGAAACCCTCCGCAATTTTCAAGAGCCGTGCCGATGCGGTTTCCTCGTCGGTGAGAGAGAGTTGCCGAGTGAGGCTCGACACCTCGTTTTTGCCGATTTGGAATCCCGCTTTTTCGGCATACATATTGATATAGTGCGCTATCGGATAGGCTTTGTCGGCCTCATATTCGCCGACAACATCATTGAGTAAGTCCATACCCGCATCCTCGGCATATACATATATCGTTTGTTTGCCGGTGTCGATCTCCGCATCTATGATCGTGTAAAATTCATTCTTTCCACGATAAGAGCGCAGGAGGTAGTTTCCTACCTCTGCGCACTTTTCGACCAGCGCCCGTGTGTTGCTGTCAAACGGGATTTTGCACTCGAATATTACCGCGCCCGTTTCAATGTCGGCCGTCCTTACGTCCTCAATGACAATAAGGCCGTCGGGGAGGCTTGTACTTGCACGGCCTATGATTTCCATTTTTCGGTCAGCAAAGTATAAAATCATAAAAATACCTCCCTATATCGCACCTTGAATGACGGTTTATATTCTGCCTTGACCCATTCGGAGAAAGAATATCCGATTTGGTTAAGGCCAGGGGTAAGGACAAAGCCCTCCCAGTTGTTTCCCAAAACGCCGAGAGAGGGGGTGTGTATGCCATTTAAGTAAATAGCGCCATCTCGGCAATCAGCTTCAAGCACATCGTTTGCGCTAAATTTGTTCGGAGTGTCCTTGTATGTGTCGCAGTTATCTTTTACGAATTTGGCGTAATACAGGCCGTTACAACTCAAAGCAGCTGCCCCTGTGCGCTGTTCAAACATATAGGTGACCCTTGTCACGGCCTTGTCGCTGACCGCCGCATCGTTAAACACAACACGGTATCCGGCGACATTGAAAATGACGGTGCCGCCATCTTTTCGGATGGTGGTAGTTCTTACGGCGTTTGATCCGGCGCCGAAACTCGGATTATTATATGCCATATCAATACCGACTTGAAGCACCTTTGCGCCATTGACAAACAACATCAAACTCGCACTCCTGCCCGATGCCGTTTTGACTATACGCAATCCGGCAACGGCCGTCCCGCTATTGTCGAAACAATAACAATGGAATCCGCCATATTCATTGACAGCGTTCGCATAATTTCCGATGCACATTTTTTGCTGATAGGTCAGCGTGAAACTTTTTGCCCCAACAACACCGGCGGCATCGGCTTTGAGCGTTTGCGTAATAGACGGCCCGTGCCAAGTGTAGCCGGAGGCCGCGCCATAACTGGACGGGGTAAGGTAATAATCCGATTCCGTTCCCGATACATAAGTACCTAATGGCACATAGGAACAAGTTGTTTGAGGATAAGAGCCAATACTTCCCTCGCCCCCACTTCGTACCGCCTTAAAACTAATGCTTGTGTATTGTGTTTGTGTTGTCGTTAGTCCCGATACCGTCACAACAAAACTTCGTGTCAATGCCTTATTATTGAGCCACCACGAAGTATTATCCTTTAATCTTGACGTATAATTTACGCCACCCACGGTTAGCGTAAGATCGATAATGGCGGCCTTTGGTAAGGATGATTTACAGGTTGCAGTGATCGTAAACTTGATATTTGCCGCCGAGGCCGTGCGATTGTATGATTGCGCCTTGATTTTATAGGTGACAAGATTCGTGCCTACCGCCCACGATCCGTACAAAATGGTTTTTTCTGCCGCCGTCGTATAATAAGCACTCGTTTTGATTGACGGTGCCATTACCACAGAGCCGGTATTTGCCGCTTGCACAGGGAAAGGCGGAGAGGAATTGACCGCCCATAAACTTTGTGCGGTTGTTCCCCACGCTGTCGGGCTTTGGAATGTTTGATTGAACAGCGTTTGAGATTTTGCAAAGCCAGAAATGCCGTCCGCTTCGTTCGGATCGCCTAACTGGATGATTTTTTCATCCTCGGTGAAAAATGCGACATAGCCGCAATCTCCCGCTCCCGTTATCTCTTGCGCCGTTTCCCCATCGTCTGCCACATCGGATTCCTTGTAAAAATCCGCTTGCAATATGGGGTAGGCCTTATAGGTGCCGTTATAGTCTACAAGGATACTGTTATCACCAACCGCCCCGTCCGCTTCATACTCTAACAAGGAGTATTTGAAAGGGTCGTTGCAAGTGATCTCAAACTCACCTATGACAGAATTTGAACCAGGCTCGACATCCCCGACAAACGACGGAGTGCCGGTGAAAAATTTGTCTTGCTCATCATTGAAAATGATTTGCGCATTTTTGACATCCAATA